GCAATTCGATCTGTAGGAAATCCAGTTACTGGATCTATGTCATCTGCTGGTGTATCTGTTCCTGGTATTGATGCTGTTTCATAAGGATAAATAATTGGTTGTGGTCCATCGCCATCTCCAGTTAAATCAGGTGGACCTTTTGGCCCATAAAAAGCTTTTGTCCAATCATCTTGAGATACATAATCTTGACCATAAACTCCTGCCATTTCACTTAATCTATCTTTATCAAATTGAGACATGTCACCAAAAATATTTGTTTGTTCCATTGGAGATAAACCAATTAAACCCTCAACACTCACACCAAATTTTTCTTCAAATTCATCTTCAGTCATTGTTCCTTGAAGCATGGCCATGAGAGCTGGTTGAATTGGTCTTCCTTTAGCAACGTGAAACATGTTTCTTAATATAGATTTTTTACGTTGGTTTGAATTCCATTCATTTATCTTTTCTTTTATAGATTTTTTTTCAATATCTTTTTCAGTAATAGCCCAATCAGAATGAGACTGTGGTACATATCCTGTATCAGTTTTTTTATATGGAGTAGTTACACCAGCATCATCTCTTTCCCTTTGACTTCTTTGTCCTGTTACACTACCTGCTGTTGCAGCACCACTTCCATAAGAAGTTTCTCCACCACCTGGTGGCCCTCCCCATTGTAATCCCAGTCTCGCGATTCCGCCTTCGGCCATGTTTGATTCTGACATAATCTGTTGAAGAAATTGTTTAAATGAAACAGGTTGCATTCCTTGTTCTTCCATTTCAAAAACGTATTGTTGATACATTTCTACTATCATAGGATCAGCTTGAGCCATTAATTGTTCGTCTGGAGATTTAGGTCCTTCGTCACCTGTATATTTAATTTCTGGTGCACCTGCTTCTAATGATGATATTCCTGTGTTATCTATAGCCATAATTTTTATGTTAATTTATTAAAGGCAGGAATTTCACCTGGGTTTATAATAATACTTGTTTTTAACAAGTAAATCAAGCCTATGTTACTGTTCTAGGCTTAATTTCAAGCGCAGATAATACGACATGTAATCTGTTTGCCGTAGCTGCGGTTACTTTTATAACTTCGCTTTCCTTAGCAACCAATGGTGCTGAAAGCAGTTCTGATGTTCCATTAGCTGATATTGATTTAACGTTAAAAAGACTGAAAACAGCATCATCTGTATCAGTTATAGTCACTGTTATAGTGTCTCCACTACCTGAATCATCTGATACCAGGATGGATTTAATCACAGCTGTTGTAGCCGATGGTACAGTGTACAATGTAGTAGCACCAGTACTCGTTAAATCTACTTTTCTATTTACAAATGTATTAGCCAAAGAAAAAAGCCTCCGCCTCTGCTTCTTCTTTCAAATCTTGTTGAAAAGAAGTGTTTAATTTTTGTACTATACTATCAACGTCCCTAACAAATGATTGTTGTATTTGTTGATCGTATTTTTCTAAAGGTTGTGTTAATGATTGTACTATTCTAGCCAATGAATCCTCCGTATCTAAAAAAATCTATAAGTCCGCCATCTGCTTTATGTGGTCCATAGCTTCCTTTACCAGGATTTGTAAATCCACCTCTGTGGCCACGTCCTGATTTATCTGCTCTGTCTCTACGTATAGAAGCTTGTGTAGGTCCACTTGGATCAAAACTACTTGTTGCTTTTGCTGCCGCCGCTGCATCTGCCGCAGCTTTCTGTTTAGCTGCTTCTTCTCTTCGAACTATGTTTTGAAAGTTTTGTTTTCTCTTATTCATTAATTGTTGTTGTTTGAATCGTTGAATTCCTGGTATACCTGGACTCCAATGTTCGCCTGTTTCATAATAATCTTCAAAAACAGGATCATCAGTATATTCTAATGCTCTCACCTTTTCAAAATCATAAGGAATACCCGATAAATTAGCGTCTGTTGGGCTATAATGTAAATAATCTTTTTTCTCTACATCCGTCATTCCTTCTAATTTTCCTAACATTTCATTATATATTTCTTCTCTTTGACCTTTAGGCGTGTACCTAAGCTCTTTTTCAAATTCTGTTAAAGGAAAATCTTCATAAGAAAGATTAGGATCAACATATAAAGGCCCTTTTGATTGATTTTGAAGTGCTAAATTTTGAAAATCTTTTGCTGTCATACCAACCTCAGCAGCGTTTGCGGGTGTAGAATGTAATGTCATTAAAGCAGCTTGTGCTGGTAAACTTGCAAGATAACCTAATCCTTTCATGGCATAGCCAGGAATATTTTTAGCAAATTTCATTGTTTGTTCTACAGGGCCAAAATGCTCTGGAGATGATCTACTAAAAAACCAATTTTTAAATCCTGTAGGATATCCTGTTTGTTTAAAAACACTACTTGGAGTATAAGCTCCTTTCAACTTGTCCATAAATGACTGAGGCATTGGATTATGTGGTCCATAATTACCCATTTTTGCCATTTGATTAATAGACTTTATATCTTGCATAGATTGATATGCAGCACCAGCTCCTAATCCCCCTACTGTAGCTCCTCCTACTGTTCCAATTTGTCCTAAAGTTAGATCACTTAATCCAGCCATTACCGTCTCCCATCCGCTTGTATATCTAATCTGAAAGTTCCAAGCTTCCAATGTTGTTGTGTGCTAGTGTTATCTACTTTTAAAGCGATAGCTCTAGCTCTTGCACGTGTATCTATTTTATCTGTAGTTGTTGAAGATGTAAATGGTCCTAATGAAGAACTTGCTTCTGAATCTGTTGGATAGTTTTTCAAGTTTAATGTCACTCTTGCATCTCCAGTTTGAGATAAAAAGTCTGGAAGTACTCTTCTAATTTTCATCATATATTCACCATCACCTCTTAAATCTGCTCCACCACCTTGACCCATAGATATATCAAAATCTCCTGATTGTATACTTGCAGAAATACCAGTTCTTGCTCCACCTTTAATTTGATCTTGTCCTGTTTCATGTTCATAGTAAATTGTAACACCATCAGTATTACCAACTGTAGAATCACTAGTTGCACTTGAATCGTATTCAGTGCCATGTGGTTTTCCAAATATTGATGAATCAAACCAAGATGATCTTGCAAGTGAACTTGTAGTCCATACTGGTCGTTCAGGTGTTGAGTCCATAAAGTTATAAGTTACTGATCTATTGTTAGATGCAGCACCACTTCCTGGATAGAACCAAGTCACTTCACCAAATAGATTGTTCAGTCCAGCATAGATATGGTTTTTAGGAACTGTATTAATATCATCATAAACATAGTCTTCAACTAAACATGCTAAAGATTCTAGTTTACCAGTGTATCTAAAGAAACCATTTTCTGACATCCAGTAAGCAGAACCATCAACCTCAACGGCTGCATTCTTTCCAATCAATCCACAGTTTGTTCCAACTTGTTGAAATGAAAAAGTAAATGGAGCACCAACAAATCTCATAATAAACAAAGATGTATCAGTCCAAACGTAAATTGCATCCCGACCTCTTATAGCTGCAACGATCCGTGTTCCGTCGGCCAGTCTCTGTGTACCAGCGGTATTAGTTGCTGAAGGTGCATAAGAAGTTGTAGCATTAATACTCTCCTGATCTGACCATCTAATATACATATCATCTTGAGTTGATGTTGTTCCAATTGTAGTTTCAGTTCCAAAAAATACTAAGTGTCTATCAGGTGTAGATACTAATGTTTGTACTGCTGCTGTTGGAGCATTAGCAACAATTGTTGCTCTTGTAGATGTTGAACCATCTGAATCCCATTCAAAAGTTGCACCATCAACGATAGTTGCAATCAATTTATTTCCATAATTGTCCAAGGACCATAAACCTGGAGCTGTAATAATATCACCTGTTTGTGATGCACCCCATTTAGTATATTCAGAAGCATCGGTTACGGTTGCTCCATCAGAGTGAGAAGCAGCTGTCGTGTTATCTGATCCTCTAGTTAAACCTCCTAGAGTTCCAGTACCAGTAGTGTTTGACGTATAAGCAATTCTTTCATCATCTATTAAAACTGTTCCAGAAGCAGGAAAAGCAGCAGAATCATCTAAAACAATACTAGAAGAACCAGCTGTTAATGCTCCATCTAAAGTATCAAAAGCTTCTCCAGCTACAGTACCACCCCATAAACCTAGTCCCCAACCAGCTGCTGACGCTTCAGTTGCAGGTCCAATTGAATAAAAATGTTGAACTCTTATTCCACCAGAAGTACTGGCTCCTGATCCAGATTCATTCGATCCCATTTCAATAGTAATCGTCGTTGAAGTTGGAACCGTTGCGACCATGAAATTTTTATCATTAAAATCACTAGCAGCAAAATCAGAATTAGTAATAGTAGAAAAATTATCCAAACGAACAATGTCATATTTTGTAATGTTGTGATCAGATGCAAAAGTTATTGTAACTGTAGCATCACCGTTTGTAGTTGTAAAAGCATTAGTTAAAGTTGTTGTAGCTTTAATAGGAGTAATGTCATAAAATGCTCCTCCAGAATATACATATAAAAATCTGTTTGTACCAAGTGCTGCGTATTTAATACCAGACGCATTAACAAAATGGTGAAGCGCCGTGTTCCTACCAGTTAAAGTAATATCTCCTAGCTGTGCCCAACCACCTATTTTTTCTGGTGAGCCATATCTAAATCTTACATAATCACCACTGACCCATTGGCCTTCGCCACCAGTCGCTGTGACTTGTTTATTGAATCCGGGTTGAAATCTTAATTTTTGTAGCATAATTATCTCGCGTTACAAGGTACTCCATTAGAATTTACGAATGGTGCTTCTGCGAAAGCCATGTAGATGTATGTTCCACCTGAAGCATTTATCCAAGTAGATGTTGTTTTTACTTTAAATCCATTTGCTGTAAAATCGCAAACATCTTGCGAACCTTCTGCTTGATTTAAATCTGCAAATAATCTTTCATCTACTAAATTGAATGTATCTCTTTTGTTATCCACCATAACCCAGTTATCTGTACTATCTGTTCTCTTGCACATAAGAAAAGCTGGACGCATCCCAGTTACGACCATCGGACCATCAGCATTTCCATTTCCTGTGTATGAGCCAAACTTGCTGTAGCCTTGAATATCAGTCCATAGATAAGCAATTATGCTATCTGTGTTTTCATTTACTCCAACACTTGTTCCTACTGTAAATACACTTGATGTTGGATCAGTATCATTCCACATATCAGCA